AAGATTTTCGACCAAGTGCTTTACAAGAGGAAGAAAATGAAGTACAAATACCACAATTGCAGCAAAAAGCAGTAACTCCTGATGCCAAAACACAGGAGTGGACAGAAAAGAATCAGTGGTTTGGAGCTAAAAAATCCATGACTGCTTATGCTTTAGGGCTGCATGAAGAGTTAATTGATGAGTACGGCACCAACTATGCAGGTACTGACCAATATTTTCAACGCATTGACAAAGAAATGCGTAAAGTGTTTTCAGGGTATTTCGATGCCTCGGAACCACAAACAAAGGTTGAAGTTGAAGAGGAATCCAAACCTTCTCAGAAATCTAAACCGAGCACGGTTGTAGCGCCGGCAACGCGGAGTACGAGTTCTAAACAAATTCGTTTGAAGCCAAGCCAGATAGCACTAGCCCGAAAGCTTGGACTATCCCCAGAGCAATATGCCCGTGAACTTTTAAAAATGGAGGCCCGAAATGGCTGAAAAAAGATTAGACCGTGAGTTAGAAACCCGTGAAGTAGTAGAGCGTCCAAAGCAGTGGATGCCCGCCGACCTTCTCCCTGAGCCAGACAAACAGGCTGGGTTCGCTTATCGCTGGATTCGTGTTTCAACTTTGAACAACGCAGACCCACGTAACCTCTCAGCAAAAATGAGAGAAGGCTGGGAGCCAGTTCGAATTGAAGAACAACCTAAATTTAAACTGCTAGCTGACCCCTCAAGTCGTTATAAAGACAACATTGAGATTGGCGGATTATTGTTATGCAAAACTCCGGCGGAGTTCGTGCAACAGCGTAATGACCATTATGCAAACGTTACCGAATCCCAAACGAGAGCTGTAGACAATAGTTTTATGAAAGACAACGACCCGCGGATGCCTCTCTTCAGTGAGAAAAAATCTACGACGTCGTTTGGTAAAGGTAAATAATTTAATTAATTTTAAGGAGTTTTAAAAATGGCTTATCCAACCGTTTCAGCTCCATACGGTCTAGCTCCAATCAACCGCGTAGACGGCATGCCTTATGCCGGCGCTATTCGTCAGATTCCTATTACGGCTTCTTACGGTACAGCAATCTACAACGGTGACGTGGTTAAACTAGTAACCGGTGGAACAGTAGAAAAATCAGCAATTGGCGCAAACGTTACTGCACAACCAACTTTGGGCGTGTTTGTAGGTTGCCAATACGTAAACAGCTCAAGTCAAACTGTGCAAGCTCAGTACTACCCAACTGGCGTTACAAGCGCTATTGCGTATGTAGTATTGGACCCACAAGCTGCCTTTAAAGCTGCAGTTACTACTTCTGGCAATACAAGCGTTGTTACTTCTGTAACACGTGCGGTTGTTGGTACAAACATGGAAATTGCTACTGGCGCGGGTTCTAACGTGACTGGTAACTCAGGTTTGTCAGTAGTATCAGGTTCTGCTGCTAACACAGCAATTCTTCCAGTTCGTGTAATCGACGTTGTTCCTGAAACAGCAGTTAACGCAACTAACTTCCGTGAAGTTATCGTTAAGCTAAATCAGCCACAATTAGAAGTTACACTTGGTAACAACGCATCTTAATAGGAGCTAATTAAAAATGGCTATTTCACGCGCACAACTCTTAAAAGAGCTATTACCAGGATTGAACGCATTGTTCGGACTTGAGTATGCAACATACGGTGAGCAACACAAAGAAATCTACGAAACAGAGACTTCTGAGCGTTCGTTCGAAGAAGAAACTAAGTTGTCAGGCTTCAGTGCCGCGCCAGTAAAGAACGAAGGTTCTGCAATGGCTTACGACAACGCACAGGAAGCGTTTACAGCTCGCTATACACACGAGACTATCGCTTTAGGCTTCAGCTTGACTGAAGAGGCTATCGAAGACAACTTGTATGACTCATTGTCTGGTCGCTACACTAAAGCATTGGCTCGCGCTATGGCGTACACAAAGCAAGTTAAAGCTGCTAACGTATTGAACAACGGCTTCAACTCTGCCTTTGCTGGTGGTGATGGCGTTGCATTGTTCTCTACAGCACACCCACTAGTTTCTGGTGGCGTTAACAGCAACACTCCGGCTACTCAAGCTGACTTGAACGAAACATCATTGGAAAATGCTGTTATTCAAATCGCTGCTTGGACAGACGAGCGTGGTCTTTTGATTGCTGCTAAACCTCGTAAATTGGTTGTTCCACCATCATTACAGTTCGTTGCAACTCGTTTGCTTGAGACTGAATTGCGTGTTGGTACAGCTGATAACGACATCAACGCTATCAAGAACAACGGTTCTATCCCTGAAGGCTACACAGTAAACAACTACTTGACAGACAACAACGCATGGTTCTTGACTACTGATGTACCTAACGGTATGAAGCACTTTGTTCGTACACCTATGGCAACTGGCATGGACGGCGACTTTGATACTGGTAACGTACGTTACAAGGCTCGTGAGCGTTATTCATTCGGTTTCTCAGACCCATTGGGTATGTTCGGTTCACAAGGCGCTTAATACGCCAAGTGTAGAAAGAGGGGCCTTCGGGTCCCTTTTTTGTTTTAAAAATAGTTGCAACTTATTTAAAATAGAGTAATATTAAGAAAACCGGGATTAACCGGCTTATTAGACTGCCCCGGCAGACGCCATATCGACTGATAAGCCTAACTGTATGGAGATTCAAAATGGGTACAACTACTTTTTCAGGTCCAGTCAAGGCTGGTAATATTCCTAACACAACAGGTACAACAGTAGGTACAGACGTAGCTAACGTTGGTTATGTATTAATGGCTCAATCAGCTGTTATCGACATCATTGGCGCATCAGCAGTTACAACAGTGGCTACAGTTCCAGCTAATTCACAAATCGTTGACGTTATCCTTAACGTGACTACAGTAAGCAATGACACAAACGCAGCTGCGGTTGTTGTTGGTGTTTCAGGCGATACAAACGCTTTTATCCCATCAACTTCTGTTAAGTCTCTAGCTACTACTCGTGGTACTTTGGACACAGAAGCCACTGATGTTGGTTCAACAGATGTTCAAGTTATTGCTACATTTACTGCTACTGACGGCGATGGCACTACTGGCGCGGCTACAGTGACTGTTCTTTACATCCAGAACAACAACTTAACTGCTTAATTAATCTAGGGGCTTCGGCCCCGCTTAACAATTTAGGAGATTAATTATGGGTATGCAATATGACGTAAAACAAGGCCATTTAAACCAAAGTGGTTTCTTTGTTCTTGGGCGCAACCGTGTTAAAGGTGTTTCTTGGTATGGCTCTGGTACAGATGGTACTTTAGTGCTATTTGATACTACAACTGCCCCCGTTACATCAAGTGTTACTTATGAACGAGCAGGAACTTTAGTAACAGTAACTAAAACTGCTCACGGATTAAATACTGGCGATGTTGTTGGTATTCATTTTAATTCGGCTAGTGGTGTAGCAGCAACGGACGGTAATTATCCCATTACTAGACTTACTGCAAATACATTTACGTTAACCGACATTAATAGCGGGACTGTAGCTAATACGGCGACAGCAGCTTATGTTAGTGGTGGTGGTAGGTGGTTAATGACGTATGAAAATGATGCTACTGACACGTTTAGTAACGCACCAATTATTCCAGGCGAAGGCGTCTTAGTAAATAACGGAATCTACGCGTTGATGACTAACCTAGGCGCAGCACAGATTTATTATGGCTAAGTCGCCCGCTTGGACTCGCAAAGAAGGTAAGTCTGAATCCGGAGGCTTAAATGCCAAAGGTCGGGCTTCTTATAATGCAGCTAACCCAGGGAAACCTGGGCTTAAGCGTCCTCAACCAGAGGGTGGCTCACGCCGTGATTCTTTCTGTGCTCGCATGAAGGGTATGAAGAAGAAGTTAACTTCAGCTAAAACAGCGAATGACCCAGATTCACGCATTAACAAGTCATTACGTGCGTGGAACTGCAAAGAAGGCGGTTCTGTTCGTGGTGGTGGCTGCGAGATTCGTGGCAAGACTAAAGGCAAAATGGTATGAAAGACATCTTTAAAGACTTAAATGATGGTACAAAACATCTTATTGATGCCGCGTCTATCGCTACTGTATTAGGAACTCTTGTGGAAATGCTACCTTCTATTGCTGCATTATTTACTATATGCTGGACAGCAATCCGCATTTACGAAACCGATACTATTCAAGGTCTTTTAGGGAAGAAAAAAGATGCCGAGCACAAGTAAAAAACAACACGGGTTTATGGCTGCTGTGGCTAACAACCCTAAATTTGCCAAGAAAGTTGGCGTGTCTAAATCCGTAGGAGCAGAGTTTATGAAGGCAGATAAAGGTCGTAAATTTAAAGAGGGCGGTGCCCTAAAACAAACTGATGCTGAGAGCAATCCAGGCTTGGCTAAACTACCAACTGAAGTGAGGAACAAAATGGGCTACATGAAAAAAGGCGGCGACGTGAAACATTCAGACGTTAAGATGGACAAGAAGGTTGTCAAGAAAGCCGTTGGCATGCACGAGAAGCAGTTGCATGGTGGCAAGAAGTCTGACATGAGCAAACTAAAGTCTGGTGGTATGGCTTGCGCTCCTAAGAAAATGGCTCGCGGCGGTGGCATCGAGATGAAAGGTAAAACCAAAGGTACTATGGTTAAGATGAAGCGTGGCGGGAGCTGCTAATGAAAAAACGTAAATTTGCTAAAGGTGGTGATGTTGATA